ATTTAATTTATTCATTGTATTACTTTCGTTATAAGTTTAGTTTGTGAGCTTTTCTCACAGTCTTGCCAAGCAAGAGAGCAGTTTAGAGAATCTTAGTCAACACCATCATGGAAGGAAAATCGTTCGTGGAGTGGGATAGCGAAGCTATCGTGGATCCGCGAACTATTTTATTCAAGCAAATGCGTGTTTACTTGGATTATCTTAACTGTTATCATGTTTATAAGACATAAGAGATTTCTCTATCTTCTTTATCTTTATAATTAGATATATTAACATTATCATATTTATTATTATCATTATTATTTATCCTTTCTATTATTCTTATTCTATTCTTTATCTTTATTCTTTTTATTCTTTTTAGCCCAGACCGAAGCCCGTAGGGTCGAGACCTTGGCTCGACTTTAGCGAGGGCTGGATTAGCTCCATATTGTCACACCATGTTGATTATACTTGACATGATTTTATCAATGATTACAATTATCCAACAGGAGCGTGAGATGGATAACAACGATCTAACAGATAAACAAAAGGCACTTGTCGATACCATCGTATCAACAGGGTGCAGTATAGTTGAAGCTGCAGAAAAGGCTGGATATTCAACGAAAGTCAGTAGAGAATCAGCAAGGGTAAGTGCTTCTCGTACACTACGACTTCCAAAAGTACAGAAGTACATGATGGAATGTGTATCAAGAACGATAGGACTTGGTGCAGTAACGGCAAGTAATAAGCTAGTAGAACTATCCAATAATGCAAAGTCTGAATACGTACAGCTAGAAGCGAGTAAGGATATCCTAGACAGGGTAGGATTACGTACACCAGACAGAGTTAATCACCAAGTAGTCGGAGATATAAAGGTTAGTATCGATCTTAGCTAGAACGAGAGGGTGGGGGTTAAAAACTAACAGATGGTTAGTAGTAAAGATGTCATACACACAACAGAGTTAAAAAAAGTAAACATATGTGCGTAGACAAAAATATTTCTAAGATTTAAGGTATGTTGTCTTTAGACGATAAACCAAGAGAGGGTTTCTCTCATAGCCTTGCAAGGCAAAGAATATGATGACAAAGAAAAGTACAGTAAATAAGGCTGGTAACTATACTAAGCCTTCTCTTAGAAAAAGACTGTTTCAGTCTATAAAATCTTCTGCTGTTCAAGGTACTGCTGCTGGACAATGGTCTGCTAGAAAAGCACAGCTATTAGCAAAAAGATATAAAGCTGCTGGTGGTGGATATAGATAATGTTAGCTAGATCACAGCAATCATTGAAAGCATGGGGTAAACAGAAGTGGAGAACAAAGTCTGGGAAGAAATCATCTGAAACAGGGGAGAGATATTTGCCAAGTGCTGCGATTAAGTCTTTATCGCCTAGTGAATATGCAAGAACAACAGCTGCTAAGAGAAAATCAAAGAAAAAAGGTAAGCAATTCTCAAAGCAACCTAAAGGTATAGCAGCTAAAGTAAAAAAATTTAGGAGTTTTTAATGGCAAAATCACCAGCATGGCAAAGAAAAGAGGGTAAAAACCCTAGTGGTGGTTTAAATGCTAAAGGTAGAGCTAGTTATAACAGAGCTACTGGTGGTAATTTAAAAGCACCGAGTAAGAAAAAAGGGAATAAACGTAGAAAATCATTCTGTGCAAGAATGAAAGGTATGAAAAAGAAGCTAACTTCTGCAAAGACAGCAAGAGATCCTGATTCAAGAATAAATAAATCACTAAGAGCTTGGAACTGTTAGATTAGTGAATTGAAATAAGTTTTTTATTTCTTTATAGATTGTAGTTTACTCAAATAACAATTATAAAAAAGGAATGAAAACTATGACAATAGATGATTTGACGACTACTGTAAGAGAGCTTCAAGATGAAGTTAAAGCAATCAAAGAAATAAACAAAGTTTTAATGGATAAACTTGGAAAAGCCTATGAAGATAGAATTGTCTTGCGTAATAAGTTATCAAAGGTTAAAAGTAATAAAGAAAGTGAGGTACTAAATGCCTAAAGTTGGATCAAAAAAATTTCCGTATACTGCTGCTGGAATGAAAAAAGCAAAAACAGAAGCAAAAAAAACAGGAAAAAAAGTTGTCAAGCAAAGCAAAAAGAAAGGGTACTAGAGTAGAGAACGAAATAGTTAAACTCTTTCAAGCTGAAGGATTTCAAGCTAGACGACAACCTCTTTCTGGTGCTATACAAGCATTTCCTCATGACGTTCAGGTATCTGATCTGTTTGAGGGAACAAATATAGAAGTTAAGGCTCGTAAAAATGGCGAGGGCTTCGCCCAATTAGATAAATGGAAAGGATCTGCTGATCTTTTAATATTAAAAAAAGATTTTTCTAATCCTATGGTATATCTTGATTGGGATTTATTTAAGGAGTTTCTTTATGAGTATAGACAAAACAGACGACGTAACGAATCTGGAGAACAGGCAGCTGTTCCACATTTCTCTAGCAGAAAGACGGAAGCTAAGAGCGATCGTAAAAAAAGTACATCTAAAATTCCTTCCAGAGGATTTTATAACGGACAAGGAAGCCGACAAATTGATAGAAAGCCTTGGCCCAAAAGTCAGAGAAAAATTGCTAAAAGAAGCGATAGACAAGAATCTAGTATAAATGGCACAACTAAAATACAAACCAGATGGCAATACCTTAAAGAACTTTCTAAAGGGGAATGAATTTTTTAGAGGATTACGAGGGCCAGTAGGAAGTGGCAAGTCTGTTGCTTGTTGCATAGAAGTATTAAGACGAGCATTACAACAAGAAAAAAATGCTCAAGGAAAAAGAAAAAGTAGATGGGCAGTAATACGAAATACTAACCCACAACTTAAAACAACAACAATAAAAACATGGTTAGATTGGTTTCCTGAGAATGAATGGGGTATATTCTCATGGTCAGTACCTTATACGCATAGAATAAATGTAGGTGAACTAGAATTAGAGGTCATATTCTTAGCTTTAGATAGGCCTGAAGATGTTAAAAAACTTTTATCATTAGAACTAACAGGAGTATGGGTAAACGAAGCTAGAGAGCTTCCTAAGAGCATTATTGACGCTTGTACTATGAGGGTAGGTAGATTTCCTAGTATGCGTGATGGTGGTGCTACATGGTATGGTGTAATTGCTGATACGAACGCACCAGAAGAAGATCATTGGTGGCCTATTATGGCTGGTGATGTACCAGTACCAGATCATCTTTCAAGAGATGAAGCTCTAATGTTAGTTAAACCTGAGAACTGGAACTTCTATACACAGCCATCTGCTATGAAAGAAAAGAAGGATAAAGATGGATTGTTAGAAGGATATAAAAATAATGAACTATGTGAGAATCAAAATAATCTAACACCAGAATATTATTCAAATATTATTAAAGGAAAGACTAAAGGTTGGATTGATGTTTATGTAATGAATAAACTAGGATCATTAGAAGAAGGTAAACCAGTATATCCTAGTTGGAATCAAGAAGTACATTTATCTTCAGAAGATCTATCGCCTGGGCCTTTACCAGTTTTCATTGGAATAGACTTTGGATTAACACCAGCTGCAGTCTTTGGTCAAAAAATGCCTAATGGTAGATGGCTAATACTTCAAGAGCTAGTTTGTTTTGATATGGGTATTGCTAGGTTTAGTGAATTATTAAAACATGAAATAGCAAAGAACTATAGAAACTTAGATATAGAAATTTATGGAGATCCAGCTGGGGATTTTAGAGCTCAAACTGATGAAACAACGCCATTTCAAATACTGCGACAAAATGGCTTAATGGGTAAACCTACACATAGTAATGATGTAGCTCTTAGAATAGAATCAGTAGAAGTTACTTTAGGTAGATTAATAGAAGGTAAGTCTGGTTTTATATTAGATCATAGATGTATTAATCTTAAAAAAGGTTTTAATGGTGGTTATTTCTACAGAAGATTACAAACTTCAGGAGATAGATATGATGAAAAACCAATGAAGAATAGATATTCTCATGTTCACGATGCATTACAATATATGATGTTAGGAGCTGGTGAAGGTAAACAATTAATATCAGGACAAGCAAAGAAACCAACAGTTGTAAAGACTAGAGGTTGGAACATATTTGGTGATAAAAAAAGAAGAAGTGTATGGCAAAACAGAATGAATGGTTAGTTTATTTCTATGAAAATAGAGATTATCATA